ATAAAATAGATTGGGATCAAGATCATCTTGAGACTGTCAGAAAAAAAAAAAAAAAAGATGGTCTTATATTTCCTGCTGTTTTTAAAGACATAGAAATACACTGTGGTCACTACAGATTTAAAATAGCAAAAGAGATGGGTTATGATGGTATAGACGCTTACAAAGTAGATACTTTTAAAGAAGCTTTGCATTTGACTAATTTTAGTGAATTATGTTATAAGCATTATAAAGAATATAAAGAAAAAAACTATGTATGAATCGTTAACAGAAGCAACTAAATTTCATGCTATTAATCAAGACAATTGGGTTGGGGAAGCATTAGCGGAGTACAAACATAAAATATTTAATTTAATAAAAGAAAATAACATATCAACTATTTTAGATTATGGTTGTGGTAAAGCAAAATTTCACCCCATCCTATTTAACAATCCAAAAGTTCCAGGTTCGCCTATGGGAATAACAATTATTCCATACGATCCTGCTGTTGCCAAATTTTCAAATAAACCAACTGGTCAATATGATTTAGTTATCTGTATTGATGTAATGGAACATATTCAAGAAGATAAAGTAGATGAAGTTTTAAAAGATTTATTTAGTTATAGTGATAAAGTTTTTTTAACTATTACCTGTTATCCCGCTATGCAAGTTTTACCAAATGGTAATAATGCACACTACACTATTAAAGAACCAGATTGGTGGAAAGAAAAATTAAAACCATATGATGGCAATCATATTACAATATTTCAAACTAGAGCGGACAGAGGAGGTAAAACTGTTAATAAAGAAGAATGGAAACCTAATAAAATTACAATAAAAAAATTAGAAAAAAATGACAAAACTTTGGATATTACTCAGAAAGAAAAATCAAAATTACTATGAAAGAAAAAACAGTTAACATAGATAATTTTATAGGTGTTTATGATAATTATATTACTGAGGAAGAATGTAATAAAGCTATTAAATTATTTGAAGATCAAGATAATTTTAATCGTACTGTAAATAGAATAGGCGGAGAAAAAGCTTCAATACTACAAAAACAAGATCAACAATTTTTTGCATCTCCTAATAATATTGATATTTGGTGGAGTGATTTAAAACCCATGCTGTTAAATTTTGATATTGCTTGGAAACACTATGTAAAAAATACAGGAGCAGACGACGCTTATGGAGTGCCTTTTCATTTCACTAATTTAAAAATTCAAAAAACTTTACCAACAGAGGGATATCATGTTTGGCATATAGAACATGGTCAAGGTTATGATAACGAAGCTAGAGCTTTTGTTTTTTCAATATATTTAAATGATGTAGAAGAAGGTGGAGAAACTGAATTTTTACATTTTTCAAAAAGAGTAAAACCTAAAAAAGGTAGAATAGTTATTTGGCCTTCAGCCTTTCCATATCTACACAGAGGAAATCCACCTTTGTCTGATAAAAAGTATATACTAACATCCTGGATGCTTTTAAGATAATGGACCATAGAGACAGTATAATACATATTAAAAAAATAATTCATCCTGAATTTATAGAATTAATGATACCTTTTATAAATCACAAAGCTAAAAAAGATTTAAAAGTTGGTCCAGCTGGCAATTTAAAAAAAGATATTAGAAATGTAAAAGGGTATTCTTTAAATTTTAAAACTCCTACTAATTTATTTTATTGGAATTTTATAAAACAAGAAATAGAAAGATTGTATATATTTTATAAAAGTCAATTTCCTAAAATGTTAAGTAACAAAATAAATCAAATGGATTTGTTAAAATATAATGTTGGAGGAAAATATGAAGTTCATACAGATCAATATACCACGTCGCCAAGAGCTTTGAGTATTATTATGAATTTAAATGATAATTATAAAGGTGGTGATTTAATTTTTACAGATCAAAAGGATAATGAAATTAAAAGATTAAAATTAGAAAAAGGATCAATGGTATTTTTTCCAAGTAATTTTATGTATCTACATAAAATTGATTCCATAACGAAAGGAACAAGGTATAGTATTGTTGCATGGCTACAGTAAATTATAAATTAATTAAAAATTTTTTTAGTGAATATGAATTAAAAATTCTTCAAAAATATTGTTATAATAGATTAGATTATAATCAAGGATATGCGATAGATCCGCAATCGTTTTCACCTGCGTTTTATAATGACCCATTAATGAATTCTATACTAGATGTTAAATTACCTATGGTTGAATCCCAATCAAATTTAAAATTATTTCCATCTTATACATATTGGAGATATTACGTATTCGGTGGAACTTTACGTAAGCATACAGATAGACCATCATGTGAAGTATCAGTTACATCTTGTATTAAAAAATATGATAACTGGCCAATTTCAATTGAAGGAACTAGTTTTGAATTAGAAGAAGGAGATGCTGTTTTATATGCAGGATGTGTTCAAAAGCATGAGAGACCTGGCATGTATAAAGGAGAAGGTATGGCTCAAGCATTTTTTCATTACGTAGATCAAAACGGACCTTTTAAACATCACGCTTATGATAATTATTTTAAAGAAAATAATACAGGGCACTCAGAAGAAGATGTACTAATTCTTAAGTCTTTATAATATATATTATTGTTAAATAAGGTTGAACAACTGAAGTTGAATCTCCTGTAAAGTTAGCACTCATGTTATGAGAGTGACCAGATCCAGATCCTGTATTTGAAAAAGAAAATTGAGATTGGCCAGGATTGTGATATAAAATTCCTGGATTTCCACCTGGATTTCCTTGTCCTTTATAATTATGTGAATGAGATGCAAGTTGTGATGTAGATAAAGTTGCGTTTGCCGTTGATCCTCCAATGTTTCCAGTTTTTTGAACTGTGTTAGCACCTCCAGTTGATGCTAAAGCTTTACTAGGAGATTTTCCAACCGGAACATTATCTTGTAAATCAGGAAGAGTAAAAGTTGTCGATCCATTACCTGCTCCGTAAGTTGTCCCTACAATCGCAAATAAATCTGAGTAAGTTGATCTTGAAACAGCTGCACCATTACATTCTAAAAAACCTGTTGGCACTGACGAATCTGACCACGGCACAATAGTTGCCGTTGGGATACCTTCTATATCTGTAAGGTTGCCTCCATCAAAATCATATTTAGTTGCCTCATAGTTTGCCATTTTTACCTTAAGTTTTTATAATATAAATTATAGTTACATATGGTTGAAGAACAGAAGTAGCATCTCCAGAAAAGTTAGCACTCATGTTATGAGAGTGACCAGATCCAGAACCGGTGTTTGAAGAAGTAAATTGAGATTGACCAGGATTGTGAAATAAAATCCCTGGATTTCCACCTGGAGTTCCTTGTCCTTTATAATTATGTGAGTGAGAAGCAAGTTGTGATGTAGATAAACTTGCGTTTGCTGTTGAGCCTCCAACGTTTCCAGTTGAAGTTACAGTGTTTGCTCCACCAGCCGATGCTAAAGCTTTACTAGGAGATTTACCTACTGCAACATTATCTTGTAGATCAGGTAAATCAAAAGTTGTCGATCCATTACCTGCCCCATAAGTTGTCCCTATAATTGCAAATAAATCTGAGTAAGTTGATCTTGATACAGCTGCGCCATTACATTCTAAAAAACCTGTTGGCACTGATGAATCTGACCACGGCACAATAGTTGCTGTAGGTATGCCTTCAATACCTGTAAGATTTGCTCCTGAAAAATCGTATTTAGTTGCTTCGTAATTTGCCATTTAAACTCCTATGATGAAGAATAAGATGTTGGACGTGCACCTTTTCTTGCTATTTGATCAGCTTCACTTTCAGTAGTAAGAACTGTTACACCATCAGTGTCAAAAGTTTTAATAACATCTTCATCCCAATCACTTTGTAATTGTGCTAAATGAGCAGCATCCCATTTAGTAACAAATTGACTAATATCTCCTAAGCCTGCATCAGAAAAAGATGAGTGAGGTGTTTCATCTCTGTATTCTACTTCATCAGAAGTAACTGAATTTCCGTGTTGGATTGCCCAAATATTTGAAAATTTTGAATCATTCCAAAAAGCATCGTCATTAATTTTGTAGCCAATACCTTCATCAGCACCTTCTGCATGGTTTTTAATGATTGTTTTATCATCAAATACAATTGTCCAATTTCCTCTAGCTGCCATATTCTATTTCTCCCTGTAGCTCCATCCTGTTGTAGCGTCTCCAGAATAAACTAAACTGAAACCAGCACCTTGTGTATTAACAACTAGGTCTGAAGCTGCGTTAGCTATATTAGAGCCATTTCTTCCAACAGTCAATGCGTTAGTATTAAAATCATATCCTTGATCCATAAATGAAACTTCATCTCCAGTGCTTGGTGATGAAGGTAGAGTAATTGTTACAGCTCCACCATTTGTATTTACTAAAAGTTGAGCACCAGCTTGAACTGTTTCAGCAGCTGTTACTACTCTCCAGTTTCTTTGTTCAGATAATTTTACAATGTTTGTACCATCAGAATATAATACATAATTATTTCCTTCACATAAAAGGATACCTGTACCAGTTGCAGTTTTGAAAGTTAAAGTGTTTCCTGCATGATCACATGCGTTTTGTAC